ATATTAACAGAACTATAAATTCTAAACTACCTGTTTTAGAATCAGTTAGAAATGTAACATGGTATCCGGTTTCATTTGAATTTGATAATATGTTTTCGTACGGAGAAAAAAATAAAGTAGATTTCTCAAAATTATCAGACGTTATAGGATTATTTGCAGCAAACGCATCTGGTAAATCTTCTTTGTTAGATGCAATAACATATACAATATTTGATAAATGTAGTAAAACAAGTAAATCAAAAGAAGTATTAAATAATAAAAAGTCTGGATTTAAAGGTATATTTAAATTCATGCTAAATAACAAATTATATACTATTGAACGAGAAGGCATAACATTAAAACATGGACATGTTAAAGTAAATGTTAACTTTTATAATGAAGATCAAAACTTAAATGGAGAAGAAAGAAGTGATACTAATAAAAGTATTCGAAGATATCTAGGAACTTATGATGATTTTATTTTAACTGCATTTTCATTACAAGCAGATAATAATAATTTTATAGAAAAATCACAAAGAGAACGAAAAGATTTATTATCACAATTTCTTGATACAACAGTTTTTGAACAACTATATCATTTAGCTGCAGAAGAAATTAAAGAAACATCTGGTAAATTAAAAGAATATAAGAAAACTGATTTTGGTCTAATAATACGAGATTCTGATGATATAATTTTAAAGAATCAAGACAAAATTATTGAATTAGAAAAAGGAGATACAGACTTACAAGAATCAAGAAATAATTTACAAAATGAAATAGTAGAATTAATTGAATCAAAACAACCAATGTCATATGAAGGTCCTGCTATTAATAAATTACAACAAGAAGAAACAGTTTTAATACAAGATATAGAAGACATAGACGTTAAAATTAGTTCATTAGAAACAAAAATTAATGATACTAAATCTAATATATCTTCATATCAAACAACTATTGATACAAAACAATTTAACAAAATATCAATTGAATTATCAGATATTATCAAGAAAAAAGATATATTATCAAATGAAATAAGCACACTAACAAGTTTAATATCTTCACAAAAAAAGAAAATAGATCATTTAAAGACTCATGAATATGATCATACGTGTAAATATTGTATTGAAAATATATTTGTAAAAGATGCATTAGAAGCAGAAAAATTACTTCCTGGAAATGAATTACATTTAAAAACAAAACACGGCTCAGTACAATTCTTTCAACAACGAATTGATAAATTAAATTCTTTAATCCATGAATATCAAGAAAAAATAAATTTAAAAAATTCAATTGAAAAATTAGAATTACAATTACAAATATTTGAAAGTGATATGCAAACAAAAGAATCAGAATTAGAAACTAATGCTGAACGACAAGAATTATTTCGTAAAAATGAATCTGCTATTACATATAATGAATCTATAGATAAAAAAATAGATTCTAAAAAGAAACTTATAATAGAAACTACAGAGTTAATAAAGAATATAACTAATAAAATTAAATCTAATCATGGTGAAATTGAAGTAGCTAAAACAAAAAAGAAAACAGCTTTACAACAATTAGAAACATATAAACAATTGGAAACAGAATATAAAGCATATGAATATTATTTACAATCTGTAAAGCGTGATGGTGTTCCATATGAATTAATTAAAAAAGCATTACCTAAAATTGAAACAGAAATCAACAATGTTTTAAATCAAGTAGTTGATTTCAATATGGTATTAAATACAGATGGTAAAAATATAAATGGTTATATAATTTATGATGAAGATAATTTTTGGCCTCTGGAACTAACATCTGGAATGGAACGATTTATTTCTTCATTAGCAATTCGTGTAGCATTAATTAATGTATCAGCATTACCAAGACCTAATTTTATTGCAATAGACGAAGGATGGGGTAGTTTAGATCAAGAACATATTTCTGCAGTAACAAATTTATTTGAATATTTTAGAACTAAATTTGATTTTTCAATTATTATATCTCATGTTGAATCGATGAGAGATATGGTAGATAACTTAATTGAAGTTAATAAGATAGAAAATTTTAGTCATATTCAACATGTTTGATATTTATAAAAAAGAAACTTGATGAATGGCTCGAAAACTTGCTACATATAAAGGATATGATACATTAAATACGTATTATTCTGATTCTTCACTATTATCACCAGATATTTTTGATATTAGTTTTTTTCCAAATAAATTAACCGTTGGCAAAAATTTAATTAAATTTCGTGGTAATTTAAATTCTTTAAAAATAGGAGCTCCTATAGATGTTGAAATATTGGATTCAAATGGCGACCCTATATATTCAGAATTTATAGACTATATAGATCAAGACGGATCTAGAGTACTTTCAATATACATATATGAAGATACTGCTCCTGGTGATGCAACTATAATATTTGTTACAGAGATAACAAAGATTAATGATCAACAAATACCTAATAATTTTCAAAATCAATTAAATGCAAAATGGACAAGAACTATACCAGTTAATCCATTAGATTTAAATACATCAACTGTTATTTTTGATGATTTACCAAAAGTAACAATATCAGAAAATGTTGGAGTTCAATTAAATAGAACATATGCAAACGGACAATTTCCAATTTATAATACAGGACAAATAAGTTTTATATCACAAAATAATCAACCAACAGCAATCTTAACAGGGGGAAAATTTAACGGAGACATGATTAATGGTACATTGTCAGTAACAACTCCATCTAATCCGTTACCTACATCCGATATCAATGCTAGCTCAACTTTATATACTAGCACTATTAGTAAAATTTTAAATGACACTACATTGCAATTAGATTTTCCATATGAAGTTTTTGATACTCAAAGCAATTTTTCACATACATTTAATAGTTTTGATAATTCGGCATTTCAAATTGACTATGAAGCAACTCCTCAATATACTCCAACTCAAAATTCAGAATCATTTGCATTAATACAAATATCTGATTTAGAACCTGATACTGGAGATATTTCCAGAATTAAAGTGTATTTAAATTCTGCAGGAACTGTTGGAACATTTGAGCAAGTTAATGATATATTATTACCAAATACTGAAATATTTATTGATTCCACATCATCATTAACTCCTGATAAGTCATTAGGAATTTTTGAAACACAAAGCATTATTGATACATATTGGGAAGGACATTCATATCAAGGAAAAACAGAAATAGCTGCTCCTACATTAACTTGGACAACAAGCTCAATAAATAACGCAACTGCTATAACAGGAACATTAGATTTATCAGATTCGAATAATGTGTATACATTTCAATTGAAAGATCAATTTTCTGGTATTTTTGTAAGCCAATCAATGTATACAGTAACATTAGATGCATTCACACAAAAATCTGGTAACATAAATCCTATACTATCAATTTATGCATCTGGCTCCGCATTTACATTTGATTCAACTGATAATTTTAATCAAGAACTTCCAAAAAAATTAGGCAAAAAAATTGGTGAAATAGAATGTTTAGGAACTTCAAAAAGATATGATGACATATCATTTGAATTTAATTCTGATCAATCAGGTACCGGTGTATTATTATTTGTAATTGAATCTGGAGATTGGCAAATTTCTGATATTAGAACATTAACTGATGCAGAATATGGATATACTCCAAACTATACAAGATTTAGAACAGAAATACCAACTAAAATTAAATCCGGCAATCAATTATCATTTAAAATTGAATATTATAATAGATTAGGAGATAAATCAAACACTGTTAATTTTGTTAGAAATTTAAATTTTGAAGGTGGTAATAGATATATAGACGGCGGATTTTCAATGCTAACCGGATCTTTATTTGTTGCTAATACATTATCATCAGGAGTAGAAATTGCAGGATTACAAAATACAGGATATGTTAGGTCATTAGGGTATAACGGATTTAATCAAGCATTAGGGACTGGTTCTGGAGGATTCTTATTGTTCTCCGGATCTGCATTGCCATATCAGACTGAAACTACATATCAAGGTGTAGGATTAGAAATGGTATCTAATGCAAATAATTATTTTAGATATAGAACAAATCCTAGTATTTTAGATATACACACAGAAACATTCTTTTTAGGTAATCCATCTACACAATTTGTAAGCGGATCATCTGGTCAATTGGAAATATCATCTTCTGGATATCATATACAAGCAAATGGAGATATAACAGCTTCTAGATTTTTAATGGATGGTGGAACTATAACAGATAATGTAACAATACTAGGATCATTATCTGCAAATAGTATTTTAACTCCTGCTACAATTAATGGATCACCGTCGACACCAGCAAATGCATCTTCTTCAATTAGTACAGATGGATTAGCAATATTTAAATCAGCTTCAATAGCAGGATTTACAATAACAGGCGGAGAAATAATTTCTGCAGGTGCAGCAGAAGCATCGTCTAGTATAACAAATACAAATGTTAGCTTAACTAATTTTAGTTTAGCAGGTAGTATTGGAGTTACAAATCCAACAATATCTAGTCAAACATATTCTGGATCTCCAACTGATGGATATGTTTTTTCCGGATATGTTTCAGCTGGTAGTGACACATTTAAAAGAGTTGGAGTTAACTATTCAGTAGCACCCGCAACATATACAGTAGGAAATTCAACAATAACTTTAACTGGTGGATATGAAACTGGAGATCCATTTGGAGAAGGCACTCAATCAGGATTTAGTTTTTATCAGACTGATGTTCCATCAAACACAAC